AGCAAGTTTAAGTTCCTATTTATTGGTCCTCTATCTAAAGAAGCTAATTTAGAACAATCTGTTTCGCTCCAAGCCTTTAATTCCGAATAAGACATATTTACTAATCCGTGATACTTAGAATAAACTTCATCAATTGTATCTTGTAAGTCAGCTTTTAATTCTGCTTTTAGGTCAATTATGTTATCAAAAAGATTATCTAAATGCTCCATTATTTTAAAGTTAAAAGGTAAAGCAATTTGCCAATTTGTGAGGCAATCTCATCTATTTGATTTTGCACCCAAGTATCTTGATAGATAGTTTTTCTTGTGCTTTGTACATAATCGTAAAGACCTCTATAATATTTCATTAATTGGTCGTTACTTGTATAGTTCTGCAAAGTACCAACAGAATAATTCTTAGGTCTGCCATAGATACCGCTTGTGCTTTCAACTAAATCATCGTACAACTCACTTAACTCGTCTTGGAAATTATCTAAAGCCTTATGCTCTGCGTAACTCGTTGTTTGGTTGTGCCATACAATAGTTTGCTCTTTAGCGTCTAATAGTGTACTTAAAAACTCTACAAATGTTGCCATACTAAGATATTTTATTCATTCCGTCTGGAATAGTTAATGGTTGGAATTGGTCTAAAGGTTGTAAGTTAGAAGGAACATAAAGTTTTTCTAATTCTTCGCTTGGGATATAGTCAGCAGGTTTAATACCCATTATCTCTAACTTTTGTGCTGGAGGAATCCACCAAGCCTTATCTAACCAATCAACTTGCTCGGTCTTGTTTGCTTCTAATTCTTGGTAAACTTGAATATCGTAACCTACATAAATATTCGTTCCTCTATATCCCCAATCGCTATGCAACTTTCTATTTAAGTTTTCAGTAATAGCATCTAACAAAGGAATAGCACAACGCAAAGTCAATGCTTTCTCTCCCTCTCTTTGATTGTTGTAAGTCTTATTATCTGCATCGTTTAACAATTGGCTTGGCACTCCGTAAATATTACAAAGGCTCTTCATATCCCACTTTTCACTCTCAATGATATTTAGTTCAACTGGACTTAAACCAATTTGTTTCCAATCTACCTTATAACCAGACACCGCAATTGAATTGAAGTTAGCAGAACCACCTTTTTCGCTAATAGCCTTTTTAAGTGCTTGTGCTTGTTGCGTACCGCTTGTAGGATCAAATCTATCATCATTCATAAACAATACTCCAGAAGGTCCACCATTTTGGAACGATGCAACCGCAGCAGTCTTAGCTTCGTTAGAACGAGTTAAAGTTCTTGCCGCTGCCATTAATGGAGATTGTCCGTAAAGTTCGTTACCAGTTACATTCCAAGCAGGGTTAAAGAACTTGTCGTGTAATATTTCTTTTGTGTCAAAGGTCCACATCTCTCCGTAGTACAATTGGTAACCCACTCTTGTTGGAGGGAATACAGTAGTGTCGGCGATGATTGCCATATATTGTGCTGGTAATGCGTATAATGCGAAAGGTTTGCCATTATTATTTCCACCTTCAATCATTTTAGAGTAAATAAAAGAGTTACCAGTTAGTAGCTTAAATCCGCACCATTGCTCAATCAAATCACTCCAACAATCTTCATCGTTAGGGTACTTTAATAGTTCGTTTAATCTTGCATCTCCAGTATATATTTCAAATGCTTTCTTATGTAATTTTTCTATTTCATTCCAGTTCTCAATCTTATCTGGTTGCTTCATCAAAGACTTGTATCTTTTAGCAGCAGTTTCATCTACAACTTTGTAAACATGAAACGGAGCAAGTTTAGCCTTATCTGTAATAAGTTTAATGATTGAATAAACTATGTCATTTTGTTGGTAGCCATCCCTAACATACGCTTGTGCATTTTGCCCCTGCCAAGTTACAATCCCTTTTTGTATTGCTACTGTTGAACCAAGAGGATATGAAGGTAAAAGAGTGTTTACTTTCTTTTTGCTAAAGAAGTCAAATAATCCCATTTGTGTATATTTTAGTCAAAGTTAGTTATTTTGTGTTAAAATACCGAGATAGTAAATTTAGGAGTGTATTCAAAAACCATACGCATTGCAAGACAATCGCTAAAGTCTGGAGAACGACCTATCAATGCTTTTACTTTGTCTTTAGGTATTATTCCTTTCTTGCCGTCATTATCAACTGACTTTTGTTTCACTTGCTCTAACTCTTGGATAATCTTTTCTTTGATTGCCCCAGTTGCGTTAATGAATATTTTATTATCGTTTATGTACTCTGCTAACTTGTAATAGCATTGCGACTTAAGGTTGTCAAAGTTTTCTTTTTGTCTTGTAATTGGGTTTTCTAATGGAGAACTATTATTTACAAAGTTCTTGCAACCTGCAATCATGTCGGCAACTCCACCGCCCACTCCATCGGAATCCACAACAACTTGGGAATTTGGTATTTGGAACTCCGCTTGGAAGCGTTTGATTATTTCAGCCACTTCAACAACCGACTTGCCATTGTACTGATGTAGCTTAACCCTAAAGCCATCCCAGATGCCAATAACAGTGCTATCGCTACCAAAACGAGCAACATCACAACTAATATAGCGTGGACCAGTAGGTAAATAGCCGCTATTAAAAGTGTCAAGAATTTTGTCATAGTCTATTAAAGTTGAGGGGTCAGAACTGTATTCCCAATTTCCGAATAACAATCTTTCTTTTGAAACTGTGTCTAAGGTTAAAAGATTTTCTTTATAATGCTTTGAGATAAATGGGTTATCGTCAATGAGGGAAGGAATAAATCGTTTATTAGGTGCAATTGTGTTATCTACCTGCGGTTTATAGAACTCCGAATAGGTCCAATTCTTTGCTGGGTTACAAGTGTAAAGTACCTTAGGTATCAAATCGTTTTCATCTAATTGAAATCTAATCCTTGACTTGATAATGTTTCTTGCTTTGTCTTCTATCTGGTTTGCCTCATCAATAAACGCATCGGTTATCTCTAACGAACCTAATTCATCAAAGTTAGGGTCGGAAGGATAAGCGTAAAGGTCTTTTAAAAGGATTACTGAGCCGTTAAAAAGTTCTATTTGGCTCATTTGTCCGTTGTACTTGTAATGCTTACCAGCTTCTAATCCTTGCATCTTTGCCACTTGAAAAAAGGACACAAGAGTAGTCTCCTTAAGTGTCTTTAGGACCGCACGACCAATTAAACCTCTTGTATTTGGATATTTTAACCTTTGCTTTAACTGCCAATAACAACCTAACGCAGTTTTGCCACCACCAGCACCCCCACCAAATAAGATTTCGTTTGTGGTCTTATCTTCAAGTAAATCTAAAGCTATTGTTTGTTTTATAGATAGTTCCATTGTATATTTGCAATGCAATTATTATCGTTAATGCACACATACACCCAGTATGTAAGATTTGAAAGGGCAGTATCCAACTACTGCTCTTTTTTATTTATTTCATTAATTTCATCATTTGCCCAATTTATTAATAAAATTAACATTTCAATCTTTTTTTCATTTGGTAAAAATTAAAATTCTGACTTTATTTCAAATACTTCTCCTTTATAATCTAATTGATTATTTTCATTTACAAAAAAACCTTGCATATTTGTTCATTTTTCATTAATGTTCACTGCCAGTGAACAAGTATATTTTATAGGATATATGCGGATAAATACGGATATTAAATTAAATACTTGGACTATTTCCTACATAAGTTTTTTTCTCTTCCCAAGTGATACTCATTCCACCGCTTACCTCTACCTCAGTTGCTTGTTTAGGCTTACCTTCTAATCTATCAATAATTTCTTGATATGCTCTCTGGTCGCCTTTTAATGCCTTAGCAATCATTTGCATATCCATTAACTCCAATACTGTAAACTCTTCTTCTTCGCCAGTAATTGGGTTTTTTTTCTTTTGTACTAATTCAAGTAATCTTTTTAATCTTGTCTTGCTATGTTCCGTTCCCTTTGGCTTACCAGCTGGGTTGCCAGATACTCCTTTAGGAAATGGTTTTAGATTTTGTTCGTTCGCCATATCTCACTGAATTTTCATTGAATCACAAAGATATGCCACAATTTGGGCAAACCTTGCCTTTCTTAGTATTATCTATTTTTTGCGGCTCTTCTATCGTTGGAATAAAGAAGTCTAAATTGACTCCCCAATCTGCTAAATCGTGCAAATCCCAATTCTCATTAGCAAGTATGTCCATGTCAAATTCTCCGTTATGGGTATTGTCTATGACAAGTAACTTTTGCTTTTTTCTTTCAGATAGGTTAGCCATTATCTTAACTGGTACATCTTGGATGCCTAATTCTAAACAAGCCTTGTATCTTTGATGACCAGCGAGAATTACATTGTTTTCATCAATGATAATCGGTTTAGCTTCTAACAAAT